GAATGGGGACCGCCGGGATCGGGCCGATGGTTTGGTGCGAAAGTTGTGAAAGTCACAAAGGAAGAGGTATTAGCAAATATCGGTTTCGCTCCTTCCAAAAAGTTTTTGAAACAGCTCGATACGATTGACGCATCTGAGGGCCTGTCGTTTCTGGAAGCAAAGTTTTACACGCTCGCCAGCAACCCGGCCACGGACGCGCTGGATGCCGGTATCATGCGCGACATGAGTATTGGATTCCGCGCCGACGAACTCAAAGCGGTCACCGATCAGGCGGGCAATACTGAATGGAGGGAATATCTCGCGACGGACAAAGAAGGGAGCGAAGCCCTTGAGGGGTCGTTCGTTTTTCTCGGCGACCAGTACGGCGCGGGCGCGAAAAAGGAGTTGTCGCAGAACAATCAACAAGGAGTGCAATACATGAACATCATTTTTAAGTCGTTGGGCCTTTCCGTGACGGTCAATCCGGAAGATGAATCCAGCGTCAAAATGCTGACCGATCAGGTCGAGGCGAAAGTTGCGGCCATGACCGCTGAGCGCGATGCCGAGAAAAAGGCGCTGGCTGATTTCAAGGCTGCGCTGGGCAACGCCGATATGACCGTGGAACAGGCCAAGAAGATCGTCGCCGATGCAAAAGCCTACGCTGATCAGACCGTTGAAGAGGCGGTAAAGATGGGCGCCGCGTGCGGAATGGTCGCAAAAGAAAAAGTCGATGAGCGCAAGGCCGAGCTTAAGGCCATGCCGATCGAACAGGTCAAGGTCTGGCTGGAGACGTACCGGAAAATCTGGACTGACCGCAATGGCGCGTCCGGCAAGCTGGTCGATCCTGAGGCCGGCGAGAAGGCCGAGAAAAAGGAAATCGCTGTCGAAGGCAGCGCGTACTAATCACATCACCACAAATCAAGAGGGTCTGAATTATGAGCATTCGAGAAGTTGGTGGCGGTCTGAATAAGGGCGGCGTCCTCGTGCCTTGCGTCCCGACCTCCGCTTTTAAAACCGCGCTGGACGCCATGTATGTAGCAGAAACGGAAATCGTCGGTACCATGGTTTATCTCACCTTTCTGAACAACAACGAGGTGGGGCAGGCGACCGATGGCATGTCCATAGATGGCTACATCGAGGCGTATGTCAAAGACAACACCGCGACCGGGTACACCCTGACCGTCCGCATCCTGCACTACTGGGACAAGGACGGCGTGCGTCATGCGTGCCATGACGTGGGCGAGTACAACTATTCCGGTTCGCCCGCGCTGAAAGATTACGTCGTGGTTGATGCGGATGCAAATTTCACCGTTGCGCCGGGCAGCACTTACGGCGACGGCGCTGTGTTCAGCATCCACACGACCAATTCCACCGTCCTGGTCCTGATGGACTAAGGTCATCATTCAACGAATTTCTTTGTGAGGATTTTTCGATATGGAAAAAAACATTCTGGACAAGGTAAAGGAAATCAAACTCGATGCCGGCATGTACGCGGACGCGGAAGCGAAGGGCACGAGCTTTGATCGTTACCTCGAAAACCTGCTGGCGGAAAAAGGCATTCCGACCGCTTTCCACGGCAAGAGCAATACTTTCCGCAAGAAGGCCAAAGAGACCGCCCGGCGCAATGGCAAAGAAGTTCCCGCCGCTGCGTTCGATCTGTTCTGCAAAGCCTACGGCGTGACCGCGTTCGGCGATTACAGCGACACCGTGGAAAAGATGCTGCAGACCCCGAACCTGAACGTGCTGTTCCCTGAGTTCATCGCCAACCGGCTGTGGACTGGTTCGGTCGCCGCGTCGTTGATCCCGTATTTCTGCCCGCAGACCGTGACGGTTGATGGGTTCAAATTCGAATCTCTTTCGCTGACTACCAGCGACAAAACCCGCAAGACCCGCAAGATCGGCCACGGCACGGACATCCCGGTCGTGAAAATCCAGGTGGGAACCGAAAGCATCTGGATCCCCAAGTTCGCCATCGGCGTCGAGATGACCTACGAGCAAATGCGCTATCAGCGCCTTGATTACCTCGGTAATCACCTGCGCATGATCGGCCTGCAACTCGGCGTGGATAAAACCGATGAATTTTTCTACACCCTGCAGAACGGCGACGGCAACAGCAACGGCCTGCAAGCGGGCAACATCGTCGACGTCGACACGACCAACGTCGTGGCGAAAGCCGACCTGTTGGAGTTCTGGCGCGAACTGCCGACGCCATATGTCATGGACGTGTTTGCCGGCAGCAAGGCCAACATGCTGAAGGTCGATGACGTGGTCACCTCGTTGACCAATCCCTCCGCACAGCTCGGCGCCATCATGACCGAACAGCGGCGTACCATCCCGACCGGGTATGAGTGGGACAGCGGCATCATCACCAGCGACTATCTGGTCGGCATCGATAAAGCAAACTGCGGCGTGTACATCACCAACGACGCCGTGTTGATGCAGGAACAGGAGAAGATCATCCGCAATCAGACCGTGTTAACCACGGCCACGACTTACGGATGCTTCCGCATCAACGACAAGAACACCATCGCAGCTCTGCACATCACGCTGTAAGCGATGGGAACCTATATTACACAAACGGAAGTAATGGCGCGCCTTCGGACGTTGACATCGGTGGATGTGGCTTCTGGGGCACTCGATGGCGCGTCGTTTATTCCTGCGGCTGAAGCGATGTTTGCGGAGGACTGTAATGTATTATACGCTGACATGACAGCCAATCAGCAAACACTCGCCAAAGCCGCAATGATAGCGTTTTGTGCGGCGCTCGTTGTCGCATCGGCCCCGACGGAAAAGATCGAAGGCGTCAACGCCTCGATCACTCCTATCACGGCAAGCGACAAAGTAAAAATGCACGACCTACTCATGGCCGAGTACGAGAAGTACCTCAAAAAGTGCAGCTCTGCGCGGTCATGGATCAACAGCTCTATAACCAGTGACTATACAGGCCGAGATGAGCTGTCAAGCTGAATTTCTAAAGGCGTTTCTCCGCCAGGGCAACGCGGCGACGGTGACGAAAGTTTCCGGAACCGCGTGCCCTTGTATGACCTCGCGTGACTCTGCGCGTCCGCAGTATTCGGCGCAATGGCACAGGGATCATCCAACGGCGGCTGACTGCGCCCAGACCGGCCTGATTTCTCGAACCACCACGACCATTGCGGTCAAGGGGTTTCATCTTGACTTTGGTGCGCAGATGGCCCGCAGCGATGCGGTCGCGTCCAAGATCCCCATCGGCGAATTGCAGCAGGGCGATGTTGTGTGGCAGGGAACGATCAACACAGCGACAAATGCTTTTTATGATCTGTCGACCATGAGCGAGGTCGCGGATAAGATCACCATCGGCGGGATCGATTACATGGTCAAGCTGTGCTATAATGAGGTGATCCGAAACGAGACCGCGTATCAGGTCTGTCTATTGCGGAGGCTGACGTAATGGGAGCCAAGCCGCCGAAGTGGTGGAACCTCAATATGACCGGCTGGACGCGCAAGTTGGAAGGCGCAACGCAGGCCATGAACCTAAAAATCATGCCCGGAATGGTTGACAAGGGAATGGACATACTGACCGAGGAGGTGTCGAAAAACCTGCAAGGCGTTATGCATGCCGCAGGAACGCCATCGCCGACACCAGGACAGTTGCCGGTGTCCAAAATCACCAGCCATCTTGCCGGAGCTGTGCATTCGGAGCGGCTAAAGCCTACGCTTGGTATTGTGTTTATCGACAAGGGTACGGCTCCTTATGCCCTCCCAGTTCATCGCGGAGTTAAGCGGGACGGAGGCGGGTGGCAAATGCGGCCGCGCAAGTTTTTCTCTGAGGCTGTGCGTGTCATGAAGGCTAAATTGTACCCGGTCTGGAAGGCGCAGATGTCTGCCGGCCTGAAAGGCGTGAAATGATCCGGGCGGGCTATGAAATAGATGACATCCAGACCGTGCTTGTCGCGTTGCTGAAGGCCAACACCTCGGCGCCGTGGTCAAGCTGGGAGGTCATCCGGGCGTGGCCGGACAACGAGCAATTCACCAAGATCACCAAGCCGATCATCTACGTGGACCGACCGCAATTCACGGAGTCGATCATTCAACAGGGCGGCACACCGGGGACTATGTGGGAGTGCGACATTGGCCTGTGGGATGACAACCGGACGGGCGGCAGCGAAGAGATCGGTATCATGCAAAGTCAACTACTGGCGTTCTTCCGGGCGAGGCACACGCTGCACCAAAAGACATTCACCGTCACGCTCGGAACAACCACTTATACAGCAACAACCGCGTGGAAGCAGGGGCTCAATATCAAGTCGATCCTGCCGGCGCGGACGCTGGACAACGATGCAGAGAATAATAATTTTCGCGTCGAACACGGAATAACAATCATTACATAGGAGTCTGATATGGCACCTCTTTTAACTGACAACCTCGGATCACCGGTAATCGCAGATTATGTCAATGGCGATGATACCCTTGTCCGATA